AAACCTCTTAACAAATCGAAAGAGCTGTGATATAATGCAGATAACAAAGGAGGTATAGAGATGAGTACCATCAATCATCTGAGCATCAAAGCCTTGAGGGAACTAGAAGAAACAGGTTCCTACGACACCGCAAAATACAGATACGTCATTAACCAGGGCAATGGCGAATGCTACCGCATCAATAAAAAGCTACTAGGGACAACGGCGGCACTCGACCCGGAAAATTGGGTGGAACAGTAACAAGGTTAAACAGCACAAAAGTGCTTTTTTACAAAACCATTTATACAAAATAATTTTTAGGAGGTGTTTACTCTGACTCTCAAGGAAATTAACGCGCTGTTTAACAACATCCGCAAAATCTTAGCCATGTTGGATAAGATTTACCACGCAGTAGAGGGCAACAAGCCCGAGGAGTAACTAACCAAGTGAAAATATGGAACGTACGAGACCAGACCGATACGAACCTCATGCAGGAACTGACACGAACCTACAAGGAAATCGACGGCGCGTACAAACTGCTACGACAGGCCGCAAAGTACGACGACGCAAAATTTTACCTTGACATGGCATTTCGCAAAAAGGCAAAAGCAACGGATATTGAGGTGGAAATCCTCAGGAGGGAAATCAACCATGGGGAAAAGGAGTAAAGTCCGCAAATCCAAAGACGCAAAAATTTACAACAAGACCGCAAAAAAGACCAAGGCAATCAACCTTGGGAGCGGCGCAATGCGAGGAGGCATTAGACTGTGATTAACGTATACGGCATCTATGACCAGTGTGCAATGAGCTACATTACCACCTTTAACGAACGAGACGACAAAGTCGCCGAGCGCAATTTTAAAATTGCGCTAATGGACGAAAACAACATCATGAGCAAAACGCCGAGCGACTACCGGCTTGTAAGACTCGCAAAGCTCGATGAACGCGACGGCACTTTCGAAGAGAACAAGGAGAACATTTACGATGGAGTTTCGCTCAGTAAGTAACTTCCGGGAAACCGCAACAGCAAAACCGACCGAAGCCGGGGAAAGCGTGAGACGCACATACCTCTGGGAACGAAACGAAAAAGGCGAAAAAGTGCTGAAACTCGACCAAATCATCGATCAGCAAGCAGAAATAGACTCCTACTTAGAGGAGACCAAACTGGAAAACATCGTCCGACGGGCAAGCATCGACCCGAACATCGCGGAAAGAATCGCGCCGAACTTAGACGGAGGGATCCAAGACTTTACCGAAGCGCCGCACACGCTAGCCGAATTACAGAACATCATGATTCGCGCAGAGCAAATCTGGGACGAAGTACCAAAAGAAATCAAGTTCAAATTTGACAACGACGTCGATAAATTTATTGCATCGTTTGGAACAGTTGAATGGGCAAAAAACCTAGGCATATACCAAGAAAAGCAGACAGAAGCCAAAACAAATGAAGCGACAGAAGCAACGGAGGCAAAAGAATGAACAGAAACAAAGACGCGGGATTTAACCAAGTACCGCGACTGGACATCACGCGAAGCCGCTTTAAAAGGCGACAAGACGTCAAGTTAACGCTTAACGCAGGAAAACTTATCCCATTCTACGTAGATGAAGTGTTACCGGGTGATACCTTCAGCATCGACCAAGCGGCAATCATCCGGATGACAACTCCAATCTTTCCGGTGATGGATAACTGTTACATGGACATTTATTATTTTTTCACACCGAACCGCATTCTTTGGAAAAACTGGAAGCGGTTTATGGGCGAAAACGACGCCAAGCCGTGGGCACAAACTCAAGAATACACCATACCACAAATCAGAATCTATAAAGACAGTCGCAATGCTGTGCCGCTGGAAGGAAGCCTTATGGACTACATGGGGATACCGACAAAAGTCTGCACGAGTAAAGAGACGGAATTCGAAGTAAACGCACTGCCATTTAGAGCATATGCAATGATATGGCAAGAGTGGTTCAGGGACCAAAATGTAGATAACCCGGCTTTAAACAGCGACGGAGACGCAACAGTGGGCTACGCAGACGTTAACGACGACAAAAAGATAGAAGATATGCTTCAAGAAGCATATCGAGGCGGCAGACCGTTACCGGTCAACAAATTCCACGACTACTTTACAAGTGCACTGCCGAGTCCGCAGAAGGCGGGAGCACCAGTGACTATTCCACTGAGCGGTAGCGCACCTCTCGGCATGTATAACCCAACAACAGGAAATGTAACAACCAAAAGCGCCGAGATGAAAAGTATAGCAAGCGAAGCAGGATTACTCGCCAGTGGCTCAGTATTCAACGCCTCAAGTTGGGACGTCGGAGACGGACCCACAAGGGACAAAGGACTTGCAGTAGGGAATAACACATTCGACACATACAGAGGCGTAAACTTAGGGGCAGACCTCTCAAAGGTCAACGCAACCACCATCAATCAGTTGAGACAGGCTTTTCAAGTACAAAAGTACTACGAAGAACTTGCACGAGGCGGCTCGCGCTACCGCGAAATGATTTATTCGCTGTTTCACACCAAAATCAGCGATAAAACGGTACAAATCCCGGAATATCTGGGCGGTACACGAATCACCATCAACATGAGCCAAGTCATCCAGACCAGCGGCACAACGACAGAGAGTCCGCAGGGCAACACAGCGGCAGTATCCGTGACGCCATACAATGGGAGCATGTTTACAAAGAGCTTCGAGGAACACGGCTATGTTATCGGCGTATGTTGCATCCGGCATGACCATACCTACCAACAGGGACTCGAAAGGATGTGGAGTCGCAAAACAAACCTCGACTTTTACTATCCTGTATTCGCAAATCTGGGCGAACAAGCAATACTCAAAAAAGAAATCTACCTAACCGGCACAGAAACAGACGAGCAGGCGTTTGGGTATCAAGAGCGCTGGGCCGAATACAGGATGAAACCAAACCGAATCTGTGGCAAATTCCGGAGCAACGCAACCGGCACACTGGATAGTTGGCACTACGGAGACAACTATAAAGAAGTTCCAAGCTTAAGTCAAGCATGGATGAAAGAAGGAAACTCTGAAATCCAGAGAACTCTGGCAGTGAACAACGAACCTCAATTTATCATGGACACTGTTATTGACAACACATCCGTCAGACCTATGCCTATGTACAGTATTCCGGGACTGGTTGACCATCACTAAAGAAAGGGGGAAAGACCCGGGTCAAAACCCCGGGTCTATTTATTTATGCTAGCGGGAATTGGAAGCGCATTACTAGGAATCGGAAAACAACTACTGCCGACAATAGCAAGCTGGGGCATAAACAAACTACTTGGCGGAAACATGAGCGAAAGTAGCGGAGGCAGTCAACAGCACAACGAAAGCACAAGCGCCGGCGGCGGCACAAGCACCAGCGAAAGCGGCGTAAACAGAGACCAAAATCTGCAGGACTGGAATAGTATGCTTGGAGCAATTCAAGCAAATATGCAAAGTCAGCAAAAGTTTAACCGAAAAAGCATGTTCGAGCAAATGGGATATAACACCATGGCGGCAATCACGCAAGGAATATATAACCAGATAAGCAACAACGCGGCGATGAACTACAACAGCGCAGAGGCCGCAAAAAACAGAGCTTGGCAAGAACAAATGAGCAACACAGCCTATCAAAGAGCTGTAGCCGACATGAGAAAAGCGGGAATCAACCCTATTTTAGCATACCAACAGGGCGGAGCAAGCACACCGGGCGGAGCAAACGGCACAATCAGCGGAGCAAGTATGGGGCTTGCAAGCAGCAGCGCGGCAAGCGCAAGTGCTCTAGGCGTAAGCCAAAACCACAACAACACATGGAGCAAAAGCGAAAGCAATTGGTACAACGCGGCGCAAGCGGTCGGAGACGCGACAAGTTGGCAACACACAAGTGCAGACAAAGCGTTTAATGAATTCAAAGACGTCTTCAACAGCCTCAACAGCCTAAACACTGGAACAGGAGGCGCAGGAAGAAAGCCAACCAAAAACGAGCTTGAATACAAACCGGGAAGAGACTTCATAGGAAACAAAAACGTCGAATTTTGGAAAGGAAAACTTAAATAAATGGGATGCAATAAACCGTTAATCCGGTTTTACGTACCTCATGACAGGGAGGCGAGCGGGCGAGTGTACTCACTCGCCTCTTTTAACGAGATACACAAGACCAATATGACGTACGAAAATTTAATGTACCGAAAAGATGTAATGTTGATACCATGCGGACAATGCACCGGATGCAGACTGCGTAAACGTAAAGATTGGAGCACGCGGATGGAGCTGGAAGCATATGGGCACAGCAAAGAAAGTATCTGGTTTATCACACTGACCTACGATGATGAACATGTACCAACGCAAGACACAGAAACAGGCGAAATCTACAAAGGCGGCATAAACATCTGGAAAGGCACCTCAGAGCGCCCAAGAACAACGCAAACTCTAAGCGTAGAGGATACCCAACTATTTATAAAAAGGCTCAGAAAGGCCGTCAAAGAGCCTCTGAGATACTTTTTAGCGGGAGAGTACGGAGACAACACGGCAAGACCGCACTATCATATGATACTATATGGATGGCATCCAGACGACTTAAAACCAATCCATAAGCTGTCAAGGTACGGTCACTATACAAGTGATAAACTGGTAAAAATCTGGGGACAGGGGACAGTTGACATAGCACAAGCAACACCAGAGACATATAACTATGTTGCAGGTTATGTAACAAAAAAGCTATACGGCAACGACAAAAAACGTTACCAAAAAATGGGTTTAATACCACCATTTTGCACCATGAGCCGCAAACCGGGCCTGGGAGACAGATGGTTTGAGGACAACCAAGAACGACTCTGGCAACAAGGGTACATACAGCTTACCAACGGCAAGAGAGCGGCCATACCAGAATACTATTGGAGAAAACTGGAAGCTGAAAACCCTGAAAAAGCGTGGAGAATCAAGAAGCATCGACAGGAAAAAGCCATTGCGACCCTAATTGAAAGAAACATGGAAACTGACAAACCATACGCAGAACAGTTGAAAGACAAAGAGGCGTCCATGTCAAAGAAAATGAGCAAAGCCAAAGGAGTATTTTGATGCTTTAGTGTCACTCAGCCAAGTAACTATCAAGTAAGCTACTTGGCTGAGTATTTTATTAATTTGTTAAATGCACACGCGCACGCACGTAATCGCGCACGCGCACGTGCATTATATTATTATTTTTATTATTAACTTGTTGTAGTAGTAGTAGTAGGGAGTGTTGAAATGTTGAATACTATGAATTTTTATCCTTGGAACGATATTTTTTGGCTAATTTTAATGTTGATACTTTTGTGGATAACTTGTTGAAATGTTGAAAGTGTAGCAATATGCACAAAAACCTTTGTGCAACATTTTGTGGAAAACCTGTTGAAAGTGTTGAAAGTGTTGAAAAAGCAAATAAAGGCCGTCCGGCGAGCGAAACCGAAAAGTTGCGTCATGCTCTTCGCGCGGCGCACCGCGCCTACCGCATGACCTAAA